GCCTGCCGCAGTTCCGACGACTTGATCATCGTCGAGGCCCATGTCGGGATCACCACCCAACGACCTTCCTCGGGGATGTTCTGCTCGTCGAGGCAGAGGCCCATTCGAAGCATCGCCTGCAGGATCGTCACCTGACCGGCAACCACCGGGTTGGCTTGGTTGGCGACCATCGGCAGCGGCGTGCCGGTGACACCCAAATTGAGGCCCGCCGAGATCTTGCCCGCTGTAGCGCCGCGGTTGGCGGCGTCGGCGGTGCCCATAATGCCGAGCAGCACGTTGGCGTCGATCTTGATCTTCATCTGCTGAGCGGCGTCGTCGGACCACACGCCCATCAGGTTGATGTCGGACTGCGTCTCCATCACGTCGTCGAGGATGGTGGCGAAGTATTTGCCCTTGTTGATCAGCAGATCGATGATGTTGGAGCTCGGCCGCTCCACGGTGATCCCGCCATCGGCGAGGTAATCATTGATCGTGATCGTCGGCTTGGTCCGGATATGGACCGTGTCGCCTTGGTTCTTGATCTCGCCTTCGTAGGCGGTGTTGGAGATCGCGGCCAGCACTGTCGAGGCGTAGAACTTCTCGAGCAGCTTACCCGACCAGATCTCGGGGATGACGGTATGCGAGTAGGCCGGTGCAGGCGTGAGCGAGCCAACCGGATAGATAGCCGGTGTCGTACCGGAACTGGAAAGAGGATACACGGCCATGAGGAGGCTCCTGCGGCGAGCCCTCCTCTAGCTAGTTGCCAGTCAGAGTGGTCGCCGTGCGTGGGTTGACGATGATCCGACCCTCGCGTTGAGCCATCATGAGATCTTGCTCGGTCGCGAGGCGATCTGGCTCCCGTCCGCGGAACTTGCCTTGCGCGACATCCATGTAGAACTGGGAGATGCCAGCAGCAGTCCAGACGGGCTTGCCTGCGGGTGGTGTGACACCAGCCGCTCGGGCCCTGCCCGGCGCGGCGAGCGACTCGAGTGTCACGCGAGGGGCTAGAGGTTGGGCCGGTGAAGCAGGCCCGCCTCCGTTAGGAAGCTGAGCGTGTCCACCTGCACCCAGCATTGCCTGCTGGCGGGCCTGAGCCGCTGCCGGGTTCGTGGCAGCCTCCTCTGCAAGAAAGCTTTGAAAGAAAGCGGTGACACGGTTGCTATCGCCTGCGTACCACGCCTTCTGCAGCATCTCTTGCCGGTTAAGGCCGGAGAATACGTCCGGCTGACGGGTCCACGCAATGAAATTCGGATCTTCGTTCATTTGCTGCCAGCCCGGCACGTTGGCGTCCATCGTGCTGTGCATGCGGCTGACGAACTGCTTGCCGGTTTCGGCCTCGGTATTGTCGACCCGAGCTTTGACCGTGCCGATCTCCTGCGCGATAGGCCGCATCATCGGCAGCACCGCCTCGACGGCGGCGCGTTTGACGACATCGATGAAGTCCGCGCCGTAGTCGGTGACCTCCTGCTGGGTGACCAGCCGGGGCGGCGGTTGCTCGCCGGGCAGCGGCGGCCGCTTGAGATTGTTGTTCTCGGTCGCCAGCGCCCGCATGCGCTCGTCGTACTGCTGCTGTGTCTCGCCCCAGCGCTTGGAGTCGCTGTCGTAGCGCCCCTTGAGCGCCTTGAAGCGGTTCTCCCAGTTGATCGTGCCGTCCGGGTTGGTGTCGGAAAGTTCCTGTTGAACCTGCCCGTTGGGCGGAGCGGCGGGTGCAGGTGGCACGCCGGGCAGTGTCAGCTGGCCGTTCTGGGGCTGAACCTGAGCCTGCTGCGTGCCCTCGGCCGGATAGGCCGCGGCGTAGGCAGCGTCGGAGGCCGCACGCGCGGCGAGCACGCTGGGCGGCAGCTTGACGTTGGGATCGACGCCATCGGCCGGAACCTGCTGACGGATCAGGGGTTCAGGGTTGGGCGAAGCCGGATCGGGCATGGTTGTCTCTCCTCACGTAGGTGTCGTGCAGCTCTTGGGATCCAGCGATGTGCTTGATCAACTCCTTTATGAGCTGCGCACGTCCTTGGGCACGAAAAACGTCAGTCGGGCTGTCGGCCGCCATCACATCTGCGATGATTTTTTTCTCGAGTGCTATCAGGCTATCACAGAAAGTTTTGAACGAATTCGGAGCGGCAAGTCGTAGCGCCTCTGCCGTCATCACGACGTCGGTAAATGGATTGCTCATCAAACCTCGTTGTCGTCGGGCAGGCCAACGTTAGCACCGTTGACCCCCATGTTCATGATGTCGGCGTAGGTGCCCGGCGCGCTCGAGCCCGTAGGCGTGAGCTTGGCGTAGTTGTTGATCGACCGCTGCTCGGGGTTGCCCTTGGTCAGGACGTTCAGCGCATGGCGCGACGGCAGGGTCTGCAGTCCGCCGCCTTTGCCCTTGATCGTGACTAAACGCCCCGTACCCGGATTGATTTTCTTCGGGCCGAATTTATTGACGTTCGGGAGAGGAGGCGGTTTCGGGGCTTTCACTAGGGCACCTTGGGTAGCTTGGGCGGGAACGGCCGCTTGAGGGTCGAGCGCGCGGATGACGTTGGTGCCTTCGATCCCAGCGACAGTATGCCGGATTTTGGCGTTGGTTCTTTCTTAGGAGTGAAAAATTTCGAGTGGACACCAAAACCCTCGATGTTGCGCGCGTCCGACGCCCCGAGCGTCGGTGGCGGAGACGACCCCTTGGGCACGCGCGCCATGACTAACCCCCGGAGTTACGGCGAGGACTTGCCGCCCTGCGCGGGCAGCGAGCCGCGGTTGCCGAACATCTGGCCCTTGCCGCCTTCGGCCCACTTGCTGTTGCCGCCCGACTTTTTCGCCGCCGAGTCGCCAGCAGACTGCGTACCGGCATAGTCCCTGTTGGTCGCGCCCGACGACACCCTCATCGAGCTGGCGGGTCCGCCCTCAACCGCTGCGCCCGGATCCTTGCCCGAGCCACCGCCCTCCTGAGAGCTCTGGCCCGGACTTTGAGGACCTGTTCCAGTGTTGGGGTGCATTTGACCCGAGCCGCCGCCGAGAAAAGGAGCGCGGTCACCGCCGTCGCGATCGTTGGTTTCCTTCATGTCGATCTCCTGTTCGAAAATGATAACTACGCTCTAGACCCGGGACGCGTCTTGAACAAGGCCGCCCGTGGAGCCTGCGCTTGCTGGCTCTCACCCGAAGGCCCCGGCTGCTGCGACGGTGCGCCGGGTCGCGCGCCGCCTGCGCCGGGCTGTTGACCGGGGGGACCACCGGGTGCGGGGCTTGGGGAAGGTGCTCCCGGTGGTCCTGCAGCAGCCCCTTTAGTGCCTGTGGGAGGAGCAGGGGTCTGCTGGTGTCCGGCAGCGCCCGTCATCATGGCGAGCTGCTGCGCCTGTGCTTGTTGTTGCTGGATCTCGTCGTCGGTCGGAACGATCTCGTCGCCCGGCATGCCGAGCGTGTTGGAGACGTTGCGGAGCACCGCGGCGCGGCCCTTGGGTCCGATGATGCCCATGTCGATCGGGTTGGCCGTGACCTGCAGGAACTCCACCTGACGCTGGCGCATGGTTTCCTTCTGCATCGCCACCGAGGTGCCCTTGGGCACGATCGTCTCGGTGCCCTCGAGCATGCCCGACCTGTCGGTCAAGAGCACGATGTCCACGAGGTTCGTCAAAGCCAGATTGATCATGTCGCGGTCGACGTTGGCGCACACGGTTTGCAAGAGCTTGCTGGCGTTGCCCATCAGCATGGCCAGCCCCGACGCGGTACGCCCGGCATTGCCGCCCGGCGAGTTGCCCGAGAGGTATTTCGGTATGGCCGAGACGTCGTCCGACAACTCGTAGATCGCCTTGAACACGCCCAGTAGTTCGTTGGCGTTGGATTGCGGCTGGAAAAAATCGACTGGCTTCTCGGCGCTATTGGCCAGCAACGGGTTGGTCACATGCCAGCGTTTCCACGGGTAGAGATCCTCGCCATTGTCGAGGCCAGTCAGTCGATCGTCGTTGACCACGACCTGAGGCCCCGAGGCGATCGAGAGATTGTTGACCATCGCCCGCATGGTGGCGTTGCAGACCTCTTGGAGGTCGGCGATCTGATCGGGGATGGCGTTGCCCACGATCGTGCCGGGGACCTTCTCCCAGCTCGTGATGTAGTACTTGTGACGACGGCGCGGACTGACCCCCAGCTGGACCTTGATCAGGTAGGGCCCGATCATCCACGCCTCGATGGCGTAGTCGCGTATCGGGTCCGGTATGTCGTCCGCGGTGAAGCCGTACTCGATCAGCATGCGGCCTTGAACATTACCAGTGTACTGCAGGCAGCTGATCATGTGGCTCTGGTTGAACCAAGGGTCCTCGCGTGACTCGAGCTGCGCGCGTGGCCCCTCGGCCATGTCCCATTCGAGCGACAATCCCCCCCGACCGTAATTGTCCAAAACACTTCTGATGGCGTCGTGGTTGTAGCCCGGTATGTCGAGCAGATCGTTCAGATCGGTGCGCGTGAGCCGCGTGCGCTCGATAATCGCAGCGTCCTCGATGTCGGCCGCGCCCGGTGTCCAGTACACGTCAAATGGAGAAATTCGCTCCCACCAGAGTTTCGGCTTGCGCCGCATGACCGGTCGTCCGGTCGTCCAGTCGACCTCGAACATCATGCGGACGCTGGGCCCCTTGAGCACGCAGTAGGGGAACAGGGGTATGTCGACGAGAACCTCGGCGAGTGCGCCGTAAAAATTGCCTTCGGTGAGTATCTCGTCGATCTTGTCCTCGGCCAGATGGACTTTGTCCTCGGCATTTTTCTTGGCCGCGGTGCGCGCCTTGGCCATCAAGCCCCAAATCCGCTGTCGAATTTGATCGGGGCTGAGCTGGAAGTTGATCGACTGGGCCTGCTCGACCTCGCTCTGCACCAGCCCGTTGATGGCCTGCGCGATGTCGTCGGGGATCGGTGGGTCGGCTTCGGGCTCTAGCCCCCACGATCGATCGGCCCCGAGGTAAACATCCCTTAAAAGGGATGAGGCCCCCCGGCATTTCGCCGCGATCAGGCGAGCGTAGACTTCCGACCCACCGAACTTGCGAATTTCAGCCAGCTTTGTTGGATCATACACGCCGTTGAACGCTCGCAAAGCGGCCAGCAGGCGCTCGGTCCAGCCCACCGCAGTGTCGCGGTGACGACGCATCGTCTGCCATTCGGTGTGGATGAAACCAAGCAGGCCCACGTAGGGCGACTGGGCCGAAATATCCTGTGCTTGTTGAACGACCCGGTTGGCCGCCGCCTCTTGGTCATCGATCTGCTGATTGCTCACGACGCGCAGCGAGACAGGGTATGGCTGCTGCAGCTGGGCAGGGGGTGGCATGGTCGTCGGAGCCAGCATCGAAGTAACTAACCCCCGAAGTTACGATTGGATATGCTAGGTATTGTAGACGCAGCGCAACTTTCCTACAAGGAGCACCATGCTGCCGACGCGTCAAGCCGCTGACCTCACCGAAGTCGACATCGCCCGGATCGCCCGCGAGATCGCGCGCGACATGAAACCGCTCACCCTGATCCTCGAGTCGTCCAACATCGACCTCGATCAGTTTGACCGTCTGCAAAGCTCAGAGTTCTTCCAGCAGCGTCTTATCGAGGAGGCCCAGCTCTGGTCGGGCACCACCAAAATTGGTCTGCGCGAGCGGGTATCGACCAAGGCCGCGCTGGCCATCGAGGAGCTGCTGCTCGACGCCGTGTCGATCGTCAAGGACAAGGATATACCGGGTGCAGCACGGGTTCAGGCCCTGCAGTTCATCGCCAAGCTGGGTCACCTCGGTCAGGAGAAAATCACCGACGATGACGGCTCGGGCCGCGTCCAGATCAACATCCTGATCGGTGGCAAGAAAGTCACTTTCGACAAAGAGGGCACAGACCCCCTTAAACAGGTCGAAGGCGAATTTACCGATGTAACCCCCGAGGTTAGCCCATGAGCGGCGCTGTCATCCGTGCACTCGGCAAGCCGACCGCGCAGGAGGACACCAAGGCCAGACTGGCCGAAGTCACCAAGGCGTTGCTCGAGTCGACCGAGAACGGCGACGTGATCGGTTTCATCGGCGTGGTGCTCAGACCCGATCGAACATTCTCAATCTACCAATCAGGCGATCTTAAGCGGCTCGAGGCG